CCTTTGAATAACACACAGGTAATTTCCATATGACCCCCACCCCTGAAAGAAGGTGAATTTTATGCCAAGGAAGAAAGAGTTAACAAAAGATGAAAAGATTGATAAGGAAATAAAAAGACTTAAAGAAATATATAAAGAAGTGGACCAACGTAAAACGAAAACTCTTGAAGGCCTTATTCAGGAGTGCGGATTTATGAGAATAACACTCGAGGAATTAAGAAAAAACATAAATGAAACAGGCGTTGTTGATGAAATGCCGCAGGGCGATTATACGATTTTGAGAGAAAGCCCATATGTTAAGACATATCACACCATGATACAGAGATATACAACAGCAAATGAAAAACTACTTGGCTTACTTCCAAAGGAGAAAGAGGCACCTCCTAAAGATGATGGTTTCGATAATTTTGTAGAAGGTCGTGAGGACGTGTGAAAAAATATCCGTTAACTTACAATCCAATTTTAGAATACTGGGAGGATATCAAATCAGGAAAAGAGATTGTGAGCGATAAGGTACGAAGGACATACAAGAAAGTTATTTATGACTTACATAATCCTGGAGAATATTTCTACAGCGCTAAAAGGGCAAACCACATTATCGAATTTTTTGAAAATTATTGCCATCATTCAAAAGGCAAAGTGGGTGGTCAGAAAGTTGTGCTTGAATTATGGGAAAAGGCAATGCTTGCTACCGTATTCGGTTTTATCGATATAAATGGGCTAAGAAAATACCATGAATCGCTTTTAATTGTCGGTAAAAAGAACGGGAAATCACTAATCGCAAGTGGTGTGGGGCTTTACATGCTTGTGGGTGACGGAGAGCAAGGACCGGAAGTATATGCTACCGCCACAAAGAAAGATCAGTCAAAAATTATATGGCTTGAATCAAAACGTATGGTAAAAAAATCACCATCACTTTTGAGAAGAATAAAGCCGTTAGTGTCTGAACTTTCAAGTGAGGATTTTAATGCCGGTGTATTCAAACCTCTTGCAAGTGATTCTGATACATTAGACGGATTAAATGTGCATTGCGGACTGATGGACGAAATACATCAATGGAAAAACGGAAAGGCCCTTTATGATATTATTGCAGATGGAGTGACGGCCAGAGAACAGCCATTGATATTTATTACGTCTACCGCTGGTACTGTAAGAGAAGATATATACGATCAAAAATACGAAGAAGCAGAACGCTTGATTAATGGATACTTTGATGAAAGCGGATATAAGGACGAGCATTTTATCGCTTTTATTTATGAGTTGGATAATAGAAAAGAGTGGATAGATGAAAACTGCTGGAAAAAAGCAAACCCTGGACTTGGAACGATTAAAAACCGTGCTACTTTAAAAGCTAAGGTTGAAAAAGCAATGCAAAATCCGTCTCTTGTTAAAAACTTGGTTTGTAAAGAGTTTAATATTCGTGAAACTTCTTCGGAGGCATGGCTTACATTTGAGCAAATAAATAACACTGAATTGTTTGATGTTAAAGATATAAGGCCGAGATATGGAATCGGAGGTTGTGATTTATCGAGTACAACGGATCTTACTAATGCAACTGTAATATTTAGAGTGCCAAATAATGACATGATTTATGTATTGCAAATGTATTGGCTTCCGGAAGACCTTCTGGAAAGAAGAGTAAAAGAAGATAAAATACCGTATGATATATGGGCTAGCAAAGGGTTGCTAAGAACTTGCCCTGGAAATAAAGTACATTATAAATTCGTAAAAGAATGGTATGAAGAAATACAAAACGAATTTGACATATATTTGTTTAAATGCGGATATGATTCATGGTCTGCTACATATTTTGTTGAAGATATGGTAAGCACATTCGGTAAAAGCGTAATGGAGCCTATTATTCAGGGTAAAAAAACATTATCAAGCCCCATGAAATCTCTTGGAGCTGATCTTGATAAGAAAAAAATTATTTATAATAACAACCCAATATTGAAATGGTGTTTGACAAACACATCGGTTGACATAGATAAAAATAACAATATTCAACCATGCAAAGGAAATCTTGGAACCAGAAGAATTGACGGTTTGGCTGGATTGCTTGACGCCTATGTTGTTTATGAAAATCATTTAGAAGAATATCTATCAATGATATAGAAAGGAGGTAAAACTTGGGAATTGTATCAAAAATTAAGGCCACATTAAACGATGTTGCCATGCGATCTGCTTTTAAAATGATTACAGAGCAAGGAAATGGGTTTTACGCATGGAATGGTAAACTATTTCAGTCAGACATGGTAAGAGCGTGTGTAAGACCATATGCCAAGGCGATAGGAAAGTTAAAGGCTAAGCATATACGCAACTTTAACGGGTCAATAACTGTTAATCCTGATGTATATATGCGCTTTTTGTTAGAAGAACCGAATCCTTTAATGTCAGGCCAGGTAATGCAGGAGAAGGTTGCAACGCAGTTGGCATTAAACAATAATGCTTTTATCCTAATTGTAAGAGATGAAAACGGAATACCGCAGCAGCTTTATCCGATACCAGCAGCGGGGGTAGAGGCTAAATACGAAGAAGGTAACCTCTATTTAAAGTTCTATTTTCTCAATGGTAATACATTGACGTTCCCTTATACGGAAGTAATACATCTGCGTAAGGATTTCAACGACAACGATGTTTTCGGGGAATCACCGGAAGCCCCGCTTAAGCAAATCATGGATATTATTACAACTACTGACCAAGGGATAATAAATGCAATAAAAAATAGTAGTGTAATAAGATGGTTGCTAAAATATACCACGCCAATGCGCCCGGAAGATTTAAAGAAGAATGTACAAGAGTTTGTTGATAATTACTTGAGCATATCAAGTACTACGTTCGGTGCTGCCGGAGTAGATGCAAAAGCAGATGTTATAAGAATCGAACCAAAAGACTATGTTCCAAATGCACTACAAATGAGCAATACAAAAGAACGCCTATATGCTTTCTTCAACACTAACGATAAAATCGTACATTCAAATTATACCGAAGATGAGTGGAATAGTTATTTTGAAATTGTAGTAGAGCCGGACGCACTGCAGTTGTCAGCAGAATATACCAGAAAGCTATTTAACCGCCGTGAGCGTGGATTTGGTAACAGTATATACTTTGATGCTTCTAACCTACAATGCGCCAGCCTTTCCACAAAGTTAGCGTTACAGGCAATGGTAGACCGTGGTGCGCTTACGCCGAACGAATGGCGTGAAACATTCAATCTCAGCCCGGTTGCTGACGGTGATAAGCCGTTGCGTAGGCTGGACACACAAACAGTAGATAAGGTCACAAACCTTTTATCTAATATGCAACTTGATAACATAGCAGAGACAAAGGCAGCAATTTACGCTTTGTTGAAAGGTGGTGAGAAGCGTGCCGAAAAAGATTAATGTAAAAGGCGAGATCGTAGGGAATAGTAATGCCTGGATTTATGAATGGCTTGGAATTGAACACACATCTCCACAATCCATAGCAAAACAAATTGCAGAAGCAAACGGAGAAGAAATTGAGGTTGAAATTAACAGCCCCGGAGGTGAGATTTTTGCCGGATCAGAAATTTATACGGCTTTACGGTATTACAATGGAAATAAAAAGATCCGTATTGTGGGGCTTGCCGGATCGGCGGCATCGGTCATAGCACAGGCGGGAGAATCAGAGATAAGCCCAACAGCCATGTTTATGATACATAAGGTATCAAGTCGCGCCAGTGGGAATCATAGAGCTATGGAACATCAAGCAGAGGTCCTTAGGGCTGCAGATGAATCCATTGTTAATGCTTATGTGGATAAAACTGGAATGTCAAAAGAAGAGTTACTTTCCATGATGGATAAAGAAACATGGATGAATGCTCAGCAGGCGGTTGATTATGGATTTATCGATAAGATCATGTTCCAAGACAGTCGTATACCGCTTACAAACTCGATCGGCGGAATCCCGCCAGAAACAATTGAAAAATTAAGGAATCTCATTAAGAGTCCGGGCAATAATGCCACGGATTTTTTTAATGCAACAAATTTAGAAAAACAAAAAGCAGATGCCAGATTGCGCCTGCTTAATTTGAAAGGAGATTTTTGATGAAAAGAGAAGAATATGTAGCAAAGAGAGAAGCAATGTACAACGAGGCGCAGGAGCTTATCAACTCCGGCAAGGTTGATGAAGCCAATGCAAAAATGGAAGCAATCAAAAACCTCGATACTCAGTTCGACAATGAAGTAAAGGCCGAAGCAAATCTGAAAGCACTTGGAAATCAGCAGATTGTTAATCTTTCAGGTGCCGTTACAATTCCGTCTGCTACCCCTACTGCAGAAGCTGATCCGGAAGATATTTATGATTCTGTAGAATACAGAAAAGCATTCATGAATTATGTAGTCGGTGGAAAAGCTATCCCGGATAAGTTCAGGAATGCATCTACCACAACCAAGACAACGGACGTAGGAGCTGTAATTTCCCCTACCGTTATCAACCGGATCGTTGAAAAAATGGAATCCATTGGAATGATCCTTCCGCTTGTTACAAGAACTACTTTCGCAGCTGGGGCAACAGTTCCGAAATCAGCTGTAAAGCCAGTAGCAACATGGGTAGCAGAGGGTGCCACTTCTGATAAGCAGAAAAAGACAACCGGACAGATCGATATTAAAGGTTATAAGCTGAGATGTGCAATTTCAATGACGCTTGAAACCTCTGTAATGTCTCTACAGGTGTTTGAAACAACGTTTGTTAACAATGTATCAGAGGCAATGGTAAAGACCCAGGAAATTGCTTTTATCTCTGGTACCGGAACTGGTCAACCGAAAGGTGTATTAATCGAAACTGTTGAAACTGGTCAGAACATCGAAATTGCTGCGGCAAACGATCCTACATATCAGACGCTGGTTGATGCAGAGGCAGCGCTTCCTCTGGCATATGAAAACGGCGCCGTTTGGAACATGACTAAGAAAACATTCATGAAGTTTATTGGAATGGTTGATAGCAATAAGCAGCCGATTGCCAGGGTAAACTACGGAATCAACGGACAGCCAGAAAGATCATTACTTGGTAGACGTGTAGTGTTAAATGATTACATGACAAGCCTTGGTGCTACTATTACATCTGATACAGTAGTTGCATTCCTGTTTGACTGGTCTGATTATATGTTCAATACAAACTATAACATGACCATTAAGTCATACGAGGACAATGATACTGAGGACCAGGTGACTAAGGCTGTTATGATCTGTGACGGAAAGACGATTGACAAGAATTCGCTGGTCACCGTAACCAAGAAATCAGCCTAATAAAGGGGTGGTTATATGCTGACCATAACTGTATCAAAAGAAGAAATGCGCAGTATGGTTAGAATCAGCCACATGAAACTGGATGATGAATTAGAAATGCTGAAAGAAGCATATCTTACGGATTTGAGTATGAGTGGTGTAAACATCATACCGTCCGGGGATATGCTTTCTTTGGCTGCTCTAAGACTATATCTAAGGTGGCAGATGAACTATAACGGCGAAGCTGACAGGTACAGACAATCTTATGAAGCGACAAAGATAGCCATGTCACTTGCCAGTAAATACAAAGGAGAGGAGGTAACGCCATGAGAAATGAAGTGTGTATACTGATTACGCTCACAGCTGATGGAAGCAAAGTTGGTCCGGCAGAAATAGAAGTGTTCTGTAATAAGGCATCTTGTACCAGAAGCGAATTTTATCAGGCTTATGCAGTGGGGTTATCTCCTAAACTCTCTTTAGAGATTGATCCGGAGGATTTTGAAAATGCGTCAATTCTTAAAAATGAAGAACTGGTTAATCCGCAGCAGGTAGTATACAAAGGAGCCAGATATAACATTTTGAGAACGTTCCAAAAAGATGAATCGACATTATCTTTGACGGTGGGGTGAGCATATGAGAGTTGCAATTGATTACATGGAAGAGATCTCTTATATTGACCAGATGCTTAAAAACCTTCCAAATGAAATGCAAGCGGAAGAACGAAAGGTTTTAAGTAAGACAGGGTCAGCGATCAAAAAGAATGTTATCAGATATCTGCATAGGTCTGGTATCGAATCAAAGCTTGACACAGAGCCAAAGAATTATGATGGAACGCGGCCTTATGTGCACTTAAAAGATGATGTAAGCTTCACTGTCAGAAAAAACAAGCAAGGGAATCTTTATGTAAGTGTAAGAGGCGGAAAGTACACAGGATATAAATGGAAACAAGTCAATGATGGGCATATCGCAAGAGATGGGAAGACGTTCGTTCCTGGTTTGAAATTCATTGAACGTGCATTACAGGCTTCCGAAAGTGATATTGAATCTGCTCTTCATGAAATGATGAAAAAGGTGGTGCAATAATGGACATTGAGCAAATCATTGAAACCACTTTACATATCCCTGTGCGTGAACTTTCTGACCCCGTTATCCCATCTGGTTATGCTACATGGTACAAACCATATGAGGACCCAGAGCTTTCGGGAAGTGGAGAGGTAACGGAAGAATCCGAAACCTATGAAATTGATATATGGGGTAAGAACAGACAGGACGTAAACAGTAAAACGGGTATTTTGAAAAAGGCCCTTATCAATATAAAGTATAACACCTTTCCAAGAGTCACAATTTCATACGATACAAACGGGAAAATGTGGAGAGGTAATCTTAATTTTAAGCATATAAAGGAGGATACAGATGACGTCTAAAAAGTCGAATCGGATTAATATCGCTAGGCCAGTGTATTCCTTGATATTAACAGATACCGCCGAAGGTACTACATATGGACCTGTTAAGCCACTTGGTAAAGCTATGCAAGTGCAGCTTACACCGCAGGTAGCTACCGCAGTTCTGTATGGTGACGGTAGTAAAGAAGAAGATATAGGGAAGATGAAAGGCATTGCGGCTGCGGTAGATGTAAATAAACTCTACATAGAAACAAGAGCAGAAATCATGGGAAACACCATGGTTGACGGTGTTGTAATTGAAAAAGATGGTGACGAGCCGCCATATATCGCTCTTGGATTTGAGGTTGAGCAGACCGGGAATACAAAGGAACAGGTATGGCTGCTAAAAGGCAGGGCGCAGCCGGCTAACCAGACTATACAGCAGTCTACAGACAACATGAACTTCTCAACGGATTCTGTGACAATCAATTTCATTCCAAGGGAATCAGACAAGCAGATACGTTTCTACGCAGATACTGCCAATTCTGAATACTCAGCAGCACAGGCCACAGCATTCTTTTTAACAGGACCCGTAAAATACCCAGCAAAAACACCTTAAATAATGTCACGATAATCGAAGCCCTTGAAAACAACGGAAAAATCAAGGGCTTTATTAAAATGGAGGGGTAAAATGAAAAAAATAGCTGTTAGACCAGCGAATGAAGTTGAAATAACATTCAATGACAGGACTATGCTGGCTACATTTAATGTTAAGGCAATGCGCTATATGATGGAAGCACTTGCCGAAAAAAACAAGACCGTATCAGATATTCCGATTGAAGAATTTGGAGCGATTGTTATATATTCTGGAATCAAAGCCAATGATCCAGATTTTACTATGGAAGAAGCAAATGCATTGGCACTGTCAATTAATCCGGCGGACCTTGAAGGAATCATTCACGATTACACTGAATCAGCTGGTACTATGGATCATGAAACAGAGGAAGCCGTATCAAAAAAAATAATGGCTCAGATATTGATGGGGCTGGCAAAATCAAAATCGAGAGATTACTAATTGATTTTGACATGTTTTTTTACATTTATTGTGTAAAAATGCAAATGTCTGAGCGTGAATTTTGGTTAAGCAGCCCATCAAAAGTCGTAAAGATGATTGATATTTACCAAGATGAATCAAAGGCTGTAACAGTCGAAAATTACGAATCGAAATACTTTTCAGATCAACGTGTTGTAACATCTATGAAAGAAATGGAGGGGTGGGGAAGTGAGCAGTGCCTATAAACGTACTATTGTGTTAGGTCTTGACTATGCCGAGTTCAGCGGTGGAATTACGGAATGTAATAGAAAAATGGGTCTTCTCGATGCAGAGTTTAAGCTTGCAAAAGAACAGGCAAAGAACTACGGTACAGAAACAGACCAGCTCACTGTAAAACAAGAAGCTCTGTCACAGATGATCGACCTCCAGACGAAAATTGTCGATGAGCACAGAAAAGCTTATGATAAAGCATGGAAGAGCGGAACAGCCACAGAAAAGCAGATTGATTCTTTAGATAAGCAGCTTCTTACCGCACGTACAACATTAGAAAAACTTAATGGTGAATATGATAATGCAAGCAAGGAACTTGAAGATTACAAAAAGAAAAACGAAGAAGCAGGGAAAGAAGTAGAGAACTCAGAACAAAAGCAAAGATCATTTGGAGATACGATCAGGAGCATAAGCAGTACTTTGGGACTTGAAGCTTCTCCGGCAGTAGAGGCATTTGCGTCTAAATTTGATGGCTTAAATGAGAATGTCGGAATTGCAATGGTTACAATGGGGGCTATGGCTACAAAATTATTCGATGCATCAAAATCTGCCTCTGAATATGCCGATAATGTCATGACTATGTCAAGTGTTACAGGTTTGTTAACTGAAACACTACAAAAAATGGATTATGCGGCTGAATTGGTGGACGTATCGACTGAGCAAGTCAGCTCATCTATGACAAAGATGATAAAAAACATGGCAGGTGCCAGGGACGGAAATGAAGACTTGCAAAAATCATTTGCAAGATTGGGAGTGCGTTATAAAGATGGGAACAAAGAACTCAGAAATGCGGAAGATACTTTTTATGATCTGATTGATGCGCTTGGTAAAATAGACAACGAAACCGAACGTGATGCAAAATCAATGGAGATATTTGGAAAGTCTGCAAAAGAACTTAATCCAATAATTGATATCGGAAGTAAAAAGATGAGGCAGCTTGGAGAAGAAGGGAAAAACCTTGGATATGTCATGGATGATGTTGCATTAGAAAAATTAGGGGCGCTTGATGATTCAATACAGCGATTAAATAAATCTAGCGAAGGGTTACAGAATTCGTTTGGCCTGGCCCTTGCTCCAATTATGACAGCTTTTTTCGATACATTGGCAAAGGTTCCAATACCTGTATTACAATCCCTAATTACTCTTGGTGGTACGGTTGCAAGTATTATGCTTGTGGTAAAAGCTATAAAAGAAGTCACCAGCACAGGTAAAGGCATGATTGACTTTTTCAAAGGCTTTGATATACAGGCCGCAAAAACAACCGCTGTTGTTATTGGCGTTGTAGTAGCATTGATTGCGCTTATGGCGATTATCGCAGCCATTGTGGGGAAAGGTGATGATGTCACCAAAACAATGCAAGGCATCGGTAATAGCGTGGGTAATATGAGAAACACCATACAAAGCCAGCCGCAATATTACGCTTCTGGTACTGATTACGCACCGGGAGGAAAAGCCTGGGTTGGTGAGAATGGGCCGGAGCTCTTAGAACTCCCAAGAGGTTCACGGGTAATATCTGCGGAAGAATCAAGAAGATCATCTGGTGGTGACAAATATTATTTGTATGCCACAATAGATGCTAAGAATATCAAAGATTTTACCGATGTGGTAAACTTTTTCAACCAATCAAAACCAGCTGTCAGAGCAGGAAGGAGTAGACTATAATGGCAACTCAAACAGTGCAATGCAAAGCTGATAACTACACATACTTTTCTTCTCCTAATGACAATTTCAGTACGTTAGACCATATGCTTGTCATGCGCCCTGTTACGTCTAACGCAATGATGGCGTGGATGCAATTTGATATTCCCACATTGGCAAACAAGCAAATCACAAAAGCCGAATTGAAGGTACATTGTACACAGAAAGGCAAACTGTGTATATTAGATGCCGCTCAATATGATATACCTGTCAGCGTAAATACTTTGACTGGTAGTATTGTAAAGTCAAAATATATTGATAGTGATATGGCGCATTCCCCAACGAGAATCACGTCATCCGTTACTGTATCTGGCGCAAATGAATGGATAGTGTGGGACGTAACAAGCATTGTATCAAATACACTCGGTATAAACAATGTCGTTTTGGGACTCCAGGACTTAGAAAGCAATATAGCAATAACAGAGTGGTGGAAATTTTCTTCCAGAGAATCCGGTAATATACCGTACATTGAGATTACGTACAATGATGCAGTCCCTGATCTTCCAACAATTATATATCCAAACGGTGATGTTATAGAAAAGGGGAATGCATTAACATTTCGCTGGAAACACAACTCCCTGTATGACAACGGGCAAACAAAGTATGATTTCGGTTGGAGACAGCAAGGGAATGCTTCTTGGACAGATGCATTAGGTGTAGTTTCTACGATCCAGAGCCGTACCCTAGATACAAATGCTATGCCTACCGGTGTTATTGAGTGGAGAGGAATAACATACAATGATAATAAT